GCCCCACCACCTTCACCACTAGCAGACGCTTCACCACTTCCTTCTTCCCCTTCCCCATCTTCGCCAACGGGTTTTTTTGCTCCATTTTTCGCCGCTTGATATTTTGAATAAATACCCTTTGCTGTTTTGTATCCTTTTTTCAAAACTTCAATCCCCGCCACACCCGCTAATTCTTCATCACCCATTTCCTTAATATGCGTCCATTTATCAGTATATTCGGCAACTCTGCTTTGTATTTTTGCTTGTATTCCAGCAGTCTTCTCTTCCGCCATATCACCGATACTATCTATGGGTGCTTCTTTGTATTGTCTAATTTGGTCGCTAATTCTAGATGCTTCGTTCGCATAGTCTCCCATATATATACTTTTTAGAAAAAAGTATTCAAAAACAATAATAAGTTTTGCGTCCTTTTTTAAAAGGACTAATATCCAAACATATTTGAATATTCCCCAAACGGATTTTGTGCTTGATTAATTAATTCGGGGACGGGCTGTTGCTGGGTCGGTGCTTTGTGTCCCGACCGTTGCCTATATTCTGCTTCCATTTTCTTTCTAATCCTATCTTCAATCTCTTTTTCTTTCTTTTGCTCTGCGTCTAACTTCCGCTGTTTATCTTTTTCAATCGCTTTTGTAATCCTATCAAATCTATCCATATATTTCAACCAAACTTCAAATTCTTGTTTATCCATCTCTTCAATCTCATCGGGGGTCGGCATCGCTGGAACGGGCATCTTTTTCTCAACTTCTTTAACAATATCCGTCTTTTCCAACTGCTTCTCAATCTTTTTCTTTTTATTATCTGCTTTCCGCTGTCGCATTCTTGCTAAATGTGCTTTCTGTTTTTCACTTAACGGTTTTTTCGGTTTAATTGGCTTTACTGTTTGTTCTTGGACTTCTTCTTCTTCTGCTACGGGTGGCGGTGGTATTAATGCGGGTTGTCGCTTCGGCTCAACAACAAACGGCGAACCCTTCAAATCATCGGCTACAACTTGTTCTTCACGAACATCACCATTAATGGTGTCTAAATCTTGTTTTAATTCCAAACTTTCATTCTGGGGGTCATCAAAGGCGAGTAATCCAACGGGCATATACTATTCAAATAGAAAAAAAAATCTCTATTTTATCTCTACATATTCTACATTTATGAAAAATACGGAACAAAAAATACGGAACAAAATGCTCTATACTTGTAAAATGATGGATAGTCACCACCAAAAACGCCGATATTTGCTCCANTATGAAACAGTATGGGTATATAATGTCTCATATTTCCAAAAAAGGTGGCGATTTACCTAAATATATAATAAATAAAAAATAGAAATCGCCACCCCCAATAATTTACAAACGCCACCACTCCCCACAAATATTTAAGCCATTTCGCCCCTTATTCTTCTTTAATAAATTCATAACTAATCAATACCCATTTGGGATATGAAATATGTATGTTAGTTCGCTGAAAACTATTNTCACAACCCCTTTGGACGTATTCTTTTGAAGTCGCAATTCCGTAGTCGTTCAATATACACTTACCACTTTTTATGAGTATTTCTTTACCGATAGAACCATCAAGTCTTATTCTTAAATCGTCGGTGCTGTCTATAATGTCGGCTGTATTCCACCAAAACATATCTGCTCTAAAATGATGGTCTTCGCACGAACATATCATTTGAAACCTTGATGTGGGACAATCACTTTCGTCGCAATCAGCATCACAATCAGCACCGTTACACAAAGGCATATCTACTTCTTTTTGGACTTTATTCACTAGGATTTTAAGTTTAACCCATTCAGTCTTTCTTTCTTTTTCGTGGAGTTTTTTAAGTTGTTCCATTATTTCCATATATTCAGCGTCACTTATTTTTTCTTTGATTTCATCGGCGACTTCCGTAATTGATGCGATATGTTCCATAGTGTAGTAAAAAATTAGTATGTATATTGATTTCAATTTAAAATTATTCGTCGCCGAATATTACGCCATCGTAATTCTCTTCTTCTTCTCGTTTAATTATATAAATAGTTTCGTATTTCCCTTTTGTAGGTTTATCAAAAGACCAATCCATATTCTCTTGGTATAACATATTATCCAACTCGCTCTCAATACAAGAAATATCCACTTCTTCTTCATCATAATCACCCCAATCACCGATTTCATTCTTCTCAAAATCGCACAACATTATCAACCCATAATCAAGGTCGGCGTGTTTGTCGCAAAATGCCTTTGCTTCGTGAAGTGTATCAAAATATTCCACATCGGGATTTTCAGCACGGCACACTTTATAGTATTGTTTTTTTTCTGGTTCGCAAAACTGACCCGCTCCTAAATATTGTCTCCATTCGTGTTTTTGTAATTCTACATTCCAAAATTTCCTACATCGTTCTGGATATAGGAATTTAGATTTTTCTTCTTCTTCTTCAAAACAATCCTTACAAATAATCTTACCTATCTCATCAAAGGAACTACGGTCATCAACTTCGTCAGTAAAATCTCTCTTACACGCCGAACAAATGGTCTTCTTTTCTTCTTCTTCTTCTTCTTCTTCCAAACAACCGCCACATTTTAACCACGTCATTTTGCCGTCTATTTTACATTTACCCCACATTTTTTGTTCGTGGTCGTAGCAAAATTCTTCTTCTTCTTCTTCAATCACCAATTTCACCTTCTTCTTCTTATTTTTTAGTGGATAAGTCCAGTCGTCAAAATTCCATATCTCTTCCAAGAAACCGTCTTCATCATATTCTTCTCGGTGTTCGTATTGGCGGATAGTCGCTCTTGGTATTTTGTGGTGGTCGCAGTATTCAGTCGCTTCTTTTATTGTTTCAAAAAGTTTGTTGTGATTACTAATAACAACATCGTATATGTGGTTGGAAGTCATTTTTCTCTTACCAATTATCGTGTAAAGTATTTCAATTTAATTTAATCACCCTACTATTCATCTTCTTCTTCGGGTATGGGTGAAAGTTTTTCTTTTTTAATATTTGGTTCAAGCGTTTTTTTAGAATAAGAAATGGGTGCTTCATACAATAATCGTGTAAAATTGGAATATGCTTTTGGAAGATTATTCTCTCCCGTGAAGCCATACAAATCTAAATATAAAAATCCATAGGGAACTGTGGTCGCAGTTGCGAATAATTCTTGGAACTTTTCAACACCGAACACGCCACCATATTCTTCGCCCAATTGTTCTACTTGCTTTTGATTACTGTTTTGAGAGAGAATTACATAATTAGCAGAAGCACGGACGACGGGTGGAACATATTTAAGCATTTGTGTATTATACAGAAGCATACCGATATTGTGGTGTCTGTATGATGTTGCGATTTTAAACATTAATGAGTTTTTGTTAATATTACTAAAAGCGATGAAATCGTCAAAAACGAGAGCAATCTTCGGTCGTTGGTGTTTGGGGATACTATCTTGATAATCAATAATGCTTTGTAGGTGTTGGTCGCTGTATTCGCTATAAATGGTTTCAGCGAACTCATCGTAAAGAAATCGTGCCGTATCATCACCATTACTCATAGTAGATGAATAAATATATACGGCATCAAACTTACCTTGATAAAAGTTTGGGTTTTGTAAATAATTAACAAGTCTTAATGTTTTTCCCGAGCGGGGTTTTGCTACATCTACGATACAAGCCCCTTTATTCACATCGGGCAAAGTTGGGTGATGCTTTATAGATTTATCAATTGGGGGGGGTTTAACTGGGAGAATAGTTAAGTCATCAACGAAGTCGGTCATATATACTGCGTATAGATTTTTATATAATAAAATATACGGAATATATAATGTCCCAAATTGAAAAAGATGTTTTGTTAGGAAAAAAAAAAGAAGCAATTGTTTTCCCATTATTACAATCAAAGTTTCCAGATGTGTATCAAACAGAAGACCAGTTTGATTGTTTTGATTTTCGTGATGATGTGAATAAGATAGATTTTGAATTGAAAAGCCGAAATATGATTAAAGGTCAATTTAATACGATTTTCTTCGGGTGGAATAAACTTGTTGAAGGTCGCACTAGGCGAGAAAGCGGATACTCCAACAGAACCATATATCTCTTCCGCTTTAAACAACGGGAAAACAGACTAAAACACGTAATTTATTTTTGGGAAGATGATATGGAAATCCCATTAGATAAAATGCCGTTTCAGTATTGCGGGAATTTCAAGCGTGGCGAAGAAGCCCAGAAATTAGTTGATTTGCCGCAACGTTGGTTAAAGCCTTTTAGGGATTTAGTATATGAAGCGACTAGATGCGGGGTGGAAAACAATACTAGTGGGGTATAGTAGTTTATTTTATCTCTCATATATATATGGTAAAAGTAGGCAGATACGATTACAAGCGGAGCACGAGACCAAACAAAAAACTAATGGTAAAAGTTGATGGAAAAACAATACATTTTGGGAGTAGGGCTATGGGTCATTTCAAAGATAAAACTGGAATATGGTCTAGTAAAAATCATAATGACCCAAAGCGAAGAAAGAACTTTTTAGCAAGAAGCGGTGGAATACTTAACAAAAAGGGACAACGGACTGCTACACTTCCGTCTTCACCGAACTACCACGCTCGGCGTGTTCTATGGTGAGTTGGTCGGGAATGCCGTCGCCATCTGTATCATTTAGAGAACACTTTGATTTACAACAAACGAAAACTTTACATTTGACTTTACTTAAAAAACTTTTAATACTCATTATATATATAATGACGAAAAAAACTTGTGTTAAGAATTGTTGTAATTGTTGCGAAATGGCTGATTTATATCGTGAATTAGTAAGTAAGTTAATCACAATCGCAGTTCATTATCAAAAGAAACTACCAGTTCCACCACCACAAGAAATTAGTTTTGTAGGAGATAGTGATTAGTAGATTTTTTTTACACAATTAAAATAAATTGAAAAGTGTTTTTTGAAAAGAAATATATCAACGATGTCTTCTTCAAGCGAACCACATACAGAATTATTTATTGCTGACCTATACGGTGAGAAGATTAATTTTGAATATGACGAAATTGACCCATACGCCGCCAAGCACACATACGGTCGTGATGATGATTTATGGGACGAATTCTGTTATGATTTTGGAAGCAGCGAGAACCAAGCAGAATGGCTGACGAAAGAAGAAGAAGAACACGAATACGAATACACAAATTACGGAACAGAAGGAGAACCACGCTTCGGCACAGTTTCATACCAAGTTGCTGGTGGCGGAATGATGAACGGCAACGCCTATGCTACGATTGAAATGAAAGACGGAATTTACTATTATTGTGAATACGGAACAAACGCATCAAGATGTTCGGTAGGAAACAAAATTGTTTGGAGTGATGAAATTTACGATAAAAAAGAGCCATACGAAAGTCGCAGTTTTGATATTATTGACGAAGAAGATTTTAAAATTAGAATGAAAGAAAAGGTAAAAGATGAGTGGAAAAGGTTTCAAGCACTCCGTTCAATTGATAGAGAAATACCTTACGTTGAT